GTTCAACTGTGATAACTTGTTCTTCAGTAGATGTGTTGACGCTGGATCGCATGGTTTCCAGCGTCAACAACAGCTTGGTGATGTCGGCATGCAGGTCTTTGGCGTCACGCAAGGTCATGGTGAATTCGCGTTGCCCACGAGACTCGTGTGCTTTGATACTGTCAACAAAACGATTTATATGCAAGCTCATGATTTATTAACATAAGGTTCAAGGTCTGGTGGTGTCCAGCCCACAGGCTTGAGTACCTTGCCATCTTCACGCTTGCGAACCTTGCCTGTTTCTCGATCAATCTTGGCAAAGTTTGTACTCATGACTTCTTTCCAGGCCCCCTCAGCATCCCATCCAGCACTGTGGATAGCACCAATAGTAACAACTAAGATGTCAATAAGAGCGTCTAGTGTTTCAACATCATCTGGAGCATCTTTAAGTTCTTTGTATTCCTCATCGATTAATGCCATATACATATCAAACTGTGCTTGATCTCCTGTGACACTTTGGTCGCAAGCCCGCATAAATTTTTCTTGGTCCCTAAACGGATTCATTGGTTTGTTCCTTGGTATGAAATGGTCCTTGATACTGATAGCGTTGCAGTGTAATTAACTTGGGATTTTGCATGACTTTCCAGGTACGGTGTTGTTTCACACGGTACCATCCAGCAGCATACCAACTCTTGCTTTTGGCATCTTTGGTAAACAGTGGCAACCGGAGTTGCACATTCCACAGTGGGTTATACACACGGCCAGCTACTTCGTAACCATGCACTAGATTGCGTGGTACTGTTTTTGTTTTTTCTGGCTTTTCAAATTCAATGTTGGCTTCACGGCCGGCCATCTTGATGGTTTTGTATCTGGCAACTCGATCGAGAATTTTTACAGTATAGCCATCTTCAACAGCTTCTACTTGACCAATTTTGCGATCGTCTTTTTTAAGAATCCAATACTGATTCGCTACCACGGGCTTGGCTAAGATCATCTAAAACTCCCTTGTAAGTTATATTGAGCCAGCGACCAATTTGTTCAGCATGGTCACTGAGTTTGTTGAGTTCGTACTTTCCGCAAAATTTTAGAAAGTGTGCACCCACCTGTCCAATATCTTTGTGTGAAATTTGTTCTGCAATAGCAGTGTCCACAGCCAGCTTGATGTCATCAGGTTGCGCAGTAAGATCAATTAGTGTGCGATTGCGTTCATAGTCGTCAAGCACTCGGTGCTCGGCACTTTCATGATCGGTCCAACGTTGCAGCATGAGGTTGTTCCAGTTGTAGCCGCGACGATCGCGATCTTCAAACGCTTCGGTCAAACCCACACTGTTTTTTGTGCCTTTTATACGCACACCAGGATAGGCACTAAACACATTGTCACCAGGATCGCCGCGCATGCACTTCAAGAACAGCACCCACTTTTGATAATCAGTAGGAGATTCAAAATCACTATTGGCCTTGCCAACCTTGATCTTGCTGTTGCTTTCAACAGTAAAACTCAACTTGCGTCCTTTGTCGTCAGTAACACCATCAACACTGAACAAGTGATCATTTATGCCATTGTAGAGTTGCACATTGGGTGCAACCAATTGCACAAAGTCTGAATCAGAGCTGACAATAACATTTTCATCTTGGGGGTGCAGTGCGATCCAACGAGCAATGATGTCATCAGCTTCGGCTGTGGCACAACGGATAACACTGCAATTTGTTTTTGCAGACAAATATTTGGTCATCTCATCATAGGTTTCCCAGAACAGCTTGTCTTCTTCTGCTTCAGTTTCTGTCATGGCACCACGTGCCACAGCACGATTGGCCTTGTAGGGCTTGTAGGCATCTTTGCGCCAGCTACGACCTTCCAGTGCGAAAACCACATGATCGGCACCAAATCTGCGAGCCACTTTGTTTGCACTCATAAAAGTAAGATGCAATGCAAAGCCCAGTTTGGTCCATGTGTCACTAGCACGATGTGCTTGGTGGCGTGCACGGAAAAACATGTTGCTAGTATCAATCAGCAGGTATTTCATGTGGTCTTAATAGTTGGTTACGTTTAATGTATTGTAACAGGTATTCAGCCCAAAAGCAATGGGCATCCGCACCAAAATGGTAACTTGAAGGATTTTTGTACTCAAATCCGTTGTTTTTTAGCACACTGTTGTAGGTCTGTGCAGCATCATATGGTCCTAGGTAGCTGGCGCCCCAGTCCTTTTGGTCTTGGGGTAAGATAACCGGTTCCATGAGATTTTGAGAATTTAGCACTGGCATGGCAAAGTGACTGTTTGCACTAAAGAACAAATGACGAATATTCTGTTGCTCCAGCTCCTGGTGAAAGTTCCAGATTTCTTCATGGGCTTGACGTGTACAACTGGGCCAATCTACATCAACCACAAACTGTTTGTAACGTTGTTCCAACTCGGGTGGCACCTGATCAATGCCAGAAGCATTTACTTGCCACCATTCATCGTCATAGAACCATTCCTCACGCTCCCAGGTGCTCCACTGTATCAACATAAAAGTATCATCTAAATTGCCACGATTGCGTTCAATCCAGGCACGAGTGGTACGCATGATTCGAGCGTTACTACCGCCAGCTTGTGCATCCAGATCCAGGATAGCAAACAAATGATTGGCTAACTCACAACCAAAACTCACACGAACATTGGCAGGATGCGCCTGGCAGCCCATACCCCAAAGAAATTCGTCATCTTGTGCCCAAGCATGTGGCACCGCAGCTTCAGCGGCTGCGGCATGACTATCGCCGTTTACGTACAATATCATTCGTGATATGCAGGATTAGGAACTTCAAGTTCAAACACAAGATAGTTGGATTTTGGATTAGCAGTGTCTTTGAGAACTTCTAGGGTACGATACTGCTCAGCTTCATCTTTTGATTGATAAAAACCTGGCCCAAATGTAATGTTGGCGCCTGTACCGTACACATAGGTCATGTTCAAGCCTGTTTGCTTGATCAGAGTATAGACCTTGAAAGTCTTAGGCGGCGTTATTGGTTCCATTTGAGAGTTCCTTTTCAGCTTCGGCTGCTGCTGCACGTTTGCGTAAGCTGCTGCTGGAGAACGAGTGATCTCTGCTGTTGAACACATGCTCTATTCCCAGGCCGGTGCCTTCGTTGCGTCCAGTAAAATTTGTGTCTTCGTACTCTTGGCCCAGGATGCGTACATCAATGGGCAAGGTAAGAATCAAGTCAATCAAGTCTCGCTCTGTAGTGTACACCACAATCTCGTCTACAAATCTACAGGCACTCAATTGTATCTGTCTCTCCACAATGCTTTGTACTGGAGCATTTTTAATGCCCGGACGATCAATGCTGGCGTCAGTTTGTAGCCCTGCAATAAGATAGTCGCAGTGGTTTTTAGCTTCGGCTAACATGGCAATGTGTCCAGCATGCAGCATGTCAAATTGACTGAATGTGATGCCAATTCGTTTGCCTTGTGCTTTGAGTTCTTTAATATGGTTAAAAATCATGATACCTCACTTCGTCCGCCACCAATGTCGGTGCTCTTGACCCATACGCCTGATTTGCGCATGGCTTGTTCTTGTTCCCATGTTTCCATCACAACATGTCTGCACACGTTCTGGAACCAGCGATCTACAATTTCAGCATCAGTATCTTCAGGCTTCATCATGTAGCCAGCCTTGACCAGCCTTGCTACAAAAATATCGTTCCAGTCCAGTTCAAATGCACCTTGGTGCAAATTGTTGGGATCAATGTCCATGCGGATCATGGCCACATAAGGCTCTTTGTTTTCTGTAGCAATGTCCTTGTCAGTCTTGACAGGTGCCTTGACGCGGGGCTCTTTAGCAGGCTTTGGCTCTGCTGTTGCTTTGGGCTTTTTCTTAAACCAATCAAACATATATAATACCTTGTAAAAATTTTGCAAACTTTTTGTGCCCTTCTGTACTTAGATGCCCAGTGACTTGATGAGCATTAGGATCATTGTCTTTGGCCCAATCTAGCACACAAAAATTATGCAACTGATAAAAATTCTTATTGTTAATACACCATTGCACTTGTTGTAAAGATTCAATGTAGGGAAAACTATTTACTGGGATCTCAGTGTTTTTAGCAGCAGAAAAAAATCGATATTCAAGCCCCAATGCTTCTAAGGTGTTTGCAAGCATAAAAAGACTGGTATAAAAATTAGTCAATTGTGAGTGTACAAACATGTCGTTGTTGATTAAACATTTCTGTTCTAAGGTAGCTTCGTTCTCCTTCAACAACACATCGAGTGTAACAAACTTTGGATTTTTATGTTCGTTACCTACTAGAGAATCTGGAATTCGATTTAACACTCCAGGTTTGTTGCCATAATACCAAACTTCTATACGCCGAATAAAACTCCAACCAATCAATATCAATGGCATGTTACCTTGATATTTTAACTCTAGTGCTTTTTCTATCGTA